GCGCGGTAGGCGCTGTTGGTCTCGGTGCGGGCGATGCACAGGGCTCGGGCGAGGGGCAGGCCGAACTGGGCCGCCATCTGGGCGGCGATGACCTCGGCGTTGTGGCCGAGGCCGACGCTCGACGAGAGGAGGCGGCCGATGTCGCGGCTGGCGGCGTCGCTGTCGGTCGCCTTGATGAGGAGTTCCTGTAGCGGGCCGCCGCTGGTCTGGCCGACCATCTGCTCGATGGCGGCGGTAGGGAAGCCCTCGATGGCGGCGGTGGTACCGCCCAGCTCAGTCCACGCTCCCGGCGCGCCCCCTCCTGCTGCCCGCAGCTCGTCCTTGGCGGCCTGCGCCCCGGCGGTGAGGAGATACCTCTGCTCCTCACGGATGATGCCCTCGGCGTAGGCACGGAAGTCCTGTAGCTCGGCGTCCATCTTGATGGCCATGCGCTGGTAGCGCTCAAGCTGGTAGAGCTTGCCGAGGGCCACCTCCTCACCTGCGGCCGCCATGCGGGTCACCTGCTCGGCGAGCGCCTCGAAGTCGGCCATCATGGTCTGCGTCATGTGCAGGTAGCGGTCGGCCATGGCGCGGGAGGCGAAGAGTTCGCGGGTCTGCACACGCTCGCGCCACTGCACCGCCTGCGTGACCACCTCAGGCGTCGCCATCAGTCGTCCCAGTAGAGCGCCATGAGGATGAAGATGCAGACGCTCACGACGAGGGTGACCACGGCGAAGACGACGGTGAGGCCCGTCACGCCCAGCATCAGACCGGCACCTCCGGCGTCCCCCCGGCACGCTTCTGCGCGTAGCTCATGGCCACGGCTTGCTGCATGGCCTTGCGCTTGGCGGCCGCCATGCTCGCGGAGTCGCCCTTGGTGTAGGGGTAGCACTTGCCACTCTGGCCCCACCGGAAGCCCGGCTGGCCGTCACTGGTGTAGCAGGCTTGCAGCGGCATCGGTCACCTCGGCGTCTCGGGGGCGGGCGTGCCGGGCGGCGCGGGAGGGCTGCCCGCAGGCGGGTAGGCACCCGGCACGCCACGGTTGAAGCCCGCCAGCGCCTCGGTGAGGTTCGGCGGCTTCGGCTCGGCGGCCTTGTCGTCCTCAAGCTGGGCCAGCTCGTCAGGCCCCCAGCCAAGCTCACGCAGGGCGGTCGTCAGCGGCATCGTGGCGCGGACGTAGTTGAGGAGGGCCGTGGTGGTGCTGATGGGCTGCTGCGTCTGCATGCTGTCCCACACGGCAGACACGGCTCCCGGCTCCACCGTGAGGCCCACGCACTTGAGCATGAAGACGCCCAGCTCGCGGTAGACCTGACCGAACAGCTCGCCGTAGTGCTCGCACTTCTTGACCAGCGGTGCCTCCATGGCGATGAGGGCCTCGCCCGAGGGGTCGCCCGCCTGCCCGAAGAAGTAGTGCTTGGGCGTGCGGCTGACGATGGCGATGCTCGCTGCCAGCTTGTCCATGGCCCCGAGGTACTGGCTCACGTCCACGGAGGGGAAGCTCCCGGCAGAGGTCGGCTGGACGCCTTCGTCGGCGGGCAGGAAGTGCCACAGCTGGCCGGGCGCAATCTTGAGCTGGCTGGTGTCCTGCTCGCTGATGACGAAGCGCTGCGGGAAGGAGCCGAACTCGGAGGCCACCATCATGTCGGCGAGGAGCTTGTTGACGGCGTCCTGCGCGGAGAGGATGCGGCGCAGCTCACCGCCCGGCCCCCTCCGCGAAGTGCGCAGGTGGAAGACCGGGATGCGCTCGTAGGGGTTGTCCTCCACCGGCACCGCCTCGACGGTGTTGCCGTCGTCGTCGGTCTGGCTGCCCTCCAAGGGCACGAAGGAGCGGCCGGAGCGCGGGTTCTTGGGGCCGATGTAGTGCTCGATGCGGTCGGCGTAGTAGAGGTTGAGGAAGGTCGCGCCATGGTGCAGCCACCACTTCGCGGCGAACTGCATCTCCTTGGGGCGCTCAGGCTCGTAGAAGGCGTGCACGAGGCGCGGGTCGTTCGCGTAGATGTCGAAGCCGCCCTCCTCGTCGGGCCACGCCAGCAGGAAGCCCTCGCCGCAGATGAGCGCGTCCTTGTGGGCGTCGTAGGCCTCTATCTCCACGTCGGTGGCCGCGCCCAGCTCCACCAGCTTGTCGCCTGCGGCCTTCGTCCCCCCGGCGGTTTCGTCGACCTCGAAGCCCTTGAACGTGAGGCGCTCCAGCGCCGCGTCGACCACGACTCCGCACCAGTTCTGCACCCAGCGCGCCTCTATCTTCCGAAACAGGTCGGAGAGGTGCTCGGTGGAGTAGACGAGCGGCTGGTTGCCCTCGTAGTACTGGTAGAGGAGGTCGTAGCGGGGCCGCTTGTCGGCGAGGTGGTCGTAGGCCCGCTCGATGTCCGTCTTCTGGGCTGCCACTGTCCCTCCTCAGTCGATGGGGCCAGTGTACTACGCCTTGCGGCTTGTGGCAGGTGGCTTGGTGAAGCCCCTGCGGCCCACCATCATGGAGTGGAAGGCCCAGACGAGGGCGTCGACTCTGTCGGGGCTGCCCATGGTCTTACGGTCGATGTCAGCGGTGAAGTTCGCCATCTGGTCCTCAAGGCGCGGGAACACGCCGACGTGATGGACGCGGCGCTTCTCGTAGAGCGTACTCACCGGCTCGGCGCGCACGAACTTGCCCCGGCTGGCGTGCACCTTGCGGTAGGAGATGTTGGGGTCGATGGTGCGCAGCACGGACTCGATGAGGTCGCCGCCGTTGTTGGCCTCGCCGATGATTCTGTCGGCGTGGTACTTGCGGTAGGCCTCGATGGCGATGCGGCTCCACTCCTCAGGGCGGTAGCGCCCCGAGAGGTCGGCGAGCACGTAGCCGTGCGTCGGGTCGCGGTCGTCGGAACCGGCGACGATGATGCCCGTCTCGTCGGAGCCCTCACCACTCGTCACCGCCGGGTCGATGGCGACCACGACGCTCTGCAGGTCAGGGGCGGAGCTGACGCGCAGCTCGTCGATGTCATCTCTCCTCCACAAGGCCCCCTCGACGTCTTCCAGCAGCTCACCTTGCAGCTCTTGGCGGCCGAGGCGGGTGCCCTCGTAGGGGCGCACTATCTGCTCGAAGAAGGAGGGCGCGAGGAAGGCGAGGTTGTCGTAGGTGGTGGCGCGGGTGACCACGGTGTGCGGGTTGTTGAGGATGGCGCGGACGAGCTTGGTCGGCCTCGGCGTGGTGGTCACCACGGCGCGCGGGTCTGCGCCCACGCGCAGGCCGAAGAGCATGTTGTCCCATGCGGCGGGGTAGCGCCACGTCCCCACCTCATCGGCCCAGATGCCGTCATGCTGCGGGCCGCGCAGGCGCTCGGGCTCGTCGGCCGAGTAGGTAGTGGCGACGGCACCGTTGGGCCACGTGAGGCGGCGCACGGAGGACTGGTAGCGCGGCCTGAACTCAGGGTCGGCGATGGCGAGCAGGCCGGAGTCGCCCTCCACCATCACGTCGCGCACGTCGGCAGCGGTCGCGCCCACCAGCCCGAGGCGTCCCCGGCGGCCACTCCTCACCTCACCTTGAACCCACTCCGCCCCGGCGCGCGTCTTGCCCGCCCCCCGGCCCGCCATCAGCAGCCAGAACGACCAGTCCCCCTCCGGTTGAAGCTGGTCAGGCCGCGCCCAGTAGCGCCAGTCGTAGCAGAGGGCCTCGGCCTCGGCCTCACTCAGTCCCGCTAGGAAGCTCTGGCGTCTCTCCTCGGGCAGCGATGCCGTCAAGGATGCGAGTGAGGCGTTCGCGTGCGGATTGGGCGAACTCTGGGCCGGTGTCGATGGAGCCTGCGTGCTCGATGCGTTCACGGCGACCGTACCTGTCTGGATAGCGACGTTCGAGCGTCCAAGCAGATGCCTGCCAGACGCCCTCGGAAGCGGCCTTGGCGATGATGGAGAGGTGGAAGGCTTCGCCCTCGGCCAGCGCCCTTTCAATGGCGTGGGAGAACTCGGCGTAGGGCAGCTCGCGCTCCTCCACCTCCTTGTCGGCAGCGGCGAGGTCGCGCGCCCTCATGCCGCGCCTCAGCCAGTCGTAGAGCGTGGTCTTGTCGATACCGGCCAGCGCGGCGGCCGTCTCGACGTAGTTGCCTTGGCGCAGGAGGAGGACGATACGCTCCTGACGCTCGGCGTCGAGCTTGGTCGGTCTACCACCGGCCATGAACTACCACGCCAGAGGCGTTTGCAGGGCGTTTGCTGGCCGGGACGGGAAGAAGCGGTCTATCCCCCGGCATCCCCCCGTCCCTTGCCAGCGCGGCCATGCTAGAACTGACCGTCCTCGGCGGCGTTGTGCTCCTTCACGCCATCGAGGTTGAGGCGGAACGGGGTGTAGGTCACGTCGGTGTCGAACATGTTGACGCGCTCCTTACGCTTGAGGGTGTTCACGACCCAGTAGGTCACGGGCGTGAAGAGCACCTCGTAGAGCGTCTTGAAGCCCCAGTTGGAGAAGGCCATGATGAGCACGTCGCGGCGCGGCAGCACGCCGCTGAAGGCGATGAACACGAAGACGAACGAGTCCACGAACTCACCGACCACGGTGGAGCTGATGGTGCGGCTCCACAGGGCCTTGCCCTGCGTCCAGACCTTCATGCGCGAGAGCAGCGTGCTGTTCACGAACTCACCGCAGAAGAAGCCGCAGAGGGAGGCCAGCACGATACGCGGCACCTGCCCGAGGATGGCGGCGTAGGAGGAGTCCATGCCCCACTCGGAAGAGGCGGGGAGGACGCCCACCAGCCAGTAGGCGAAGGCCATGAAGGCGATGGCCGCGAAGCCCGTCCAGATGACGCGCCGCGAGAGGCGGAAGCCGTAGACCTCAGTGAGCACGTCACCGAAGATGTAGGAGATGGGGAACAGCACCGTCCCCCCGTCCATGAGGAAGGGGCCGAGCTGGAGGACTTTGACGGCGAGGGTGTTGCTCAGCATCAGCACGGCCACGAAGGCGGCGGTGATGAGCGTCAGGTAGCGCCAGTCGGTGCGCAGCTGGAGCTTGTCCGAGTAGAGCGTCGTGCCGTGGGTGAGGTCTGTCTTGGTCGGGCTCACGATGTCACTCCTCCTGTGAGGGAGTACGGGGACGTGGGCACGGTCGAGGGTGGTTCCTGACCGAACAGTTCGCGGAGGTCGGCGAGTATCGCGCCGAGGCTCAGGGTGATGGCGGAGGGGATGACGTTGGCGACGTCGACGTGCGCCTCCTCGAGCGAGGCCTCAGCCCCGCCGCGCACGTAGAAAAGCCCCTCCTCGGCTATCTTCGCGGCGTGGTCGAAGGACAGGGACTGTACGTCGACACCGATGTCGCGCAGGCTCCTCGATTTGCCTCCTCTGGTCGTGAACTGGCCCCACTGGGCGATGTTGGCGGCGTGGTTGAAGTCGAGCGCGACAACGTCGTCGCCGAGGTAGGTGAGGTAGCGCAGCTGGCTCCTCCAGCTCCCCCCGAGGAGATGCACGCGGCGGCCCACGAAGGCGCTCGGCGGCAGCGGCGTCTGGCCGTAGGAGGAGGGCACGGAGTAGCCCAGCACGTACTCCTCGGGAACCTCCTTCACCACGTCCACCTTGGGGATGACGATGACGTGCTCGACGTAGGGCTGTAGCTCCTCCGCCCAGCCGAGAATCCTGTCGAGGTCGTAGTAGGCGATGCCCGCGTCCTCGCACTGGAGCGGGCTCAGGTAGTCGCGCACCGTGCAGTACTTGGGGCGGTAGATGCTGACAATCTCCTTGTGCCTGCCGTGGTCGTAGTCCTTGAAGTCGTTGTCGATGAAGGAGATGGTCATCCAGTCCGGCTTCTTGACGGCGCGGTGTCCCTCCGGCAGCCAGCCGGGCTTGGACTGGATACCGATGAGCACGCCACTGGCAGCGGCGAGGTGGTAGTAGACGATGGAGTCCATGGTGAAGATGACGTCCAGCGGCAGGGCGCGGCGCTCAGGCTTGCCCGCCCCCCCTAGCTCGACATCTCCTTGGAGGATGGCCCCCTCGATGTCGAAGCGCTCGAAGTCGGCGTTGTCGAAACCCGTGAGGGCGAGGTCGATGCCCAGCTCGCGCAGCGCCTCGAACTCAGTCTGCAGGAGGGGCACGTCCCACGTGGCCTCCTGCGCGGAGCGGTTGTCCATGAGGCGGAAAGCCTTAGCCTGCGCCTTCGTGAGCCCGGCAGCGACGTGCACCGGCACCTCGGCGAGCCGCAGCTTCTGGGCGGCCTGCAAGCGCGTGTGACCGGCGAGGATGACGCCCTCCTCGTCGACGACGATGGGCTGCCGCCAGCCGTACTCCTTGATGGAGGCCGCCACCTTGCCCACCGCCACGTCCGAGAGCACGCGGGCGTTCGCGGCGTAAGGTATCGGTCGGTCGGTGGCCCACCACTCCACTTTGAGCGCGTCTCGCGCCTTCGGCATCTCGCCTCCTTCTGGCGTCATGGTAGCACGGCGAGGTTGTCAGAGAAGTGATGGAGCAGCGCACCGTCCTCCCAAAGGACGCGCACCACGCCGTCGTCGAGGAGGCCGGTGACGGTGCCGCGCAAGGCCCTGCGGGGGAGGTGCTTGGGCCACTTGCCCACGCTCACCAGCCACTCGTGGTGGCGCTCGCTGTAAGTCACGAGGTCATGCTCCCTCATGGGCTGCCCCTCCCAAGCAGACGGTGCCAGCGGGCGCGCAAGCCGCCGCTCGTGAGGTCGTAGTGCGCGCGGTCGAGGTCGGCGCGCAGCGTCACGACCCACGCCTCGGCGTCCTCCTTCGCCTCGATGGCGTAGAACAGCAGCTCGGCGTTCTCGTCGGCGCGCACCTTCTCCTGCGCGGCGAGGCTCTTCCACTCGGCGACGAGCTGGGTCGGCGTCATGCGCTTGGTCTCAGTCATGGTTCCTCCTCGTAGAGTCGGCAGGCGTTCCACTTGAGCCGGTGGTCGGTGCCCTGCCCGTGGCTCATGCCGCGCCACTCGCACTTCCAGTAGGTGCGGTTCGTGCGGTAGCTGGTCGGCACGATGTGGCGGCACGTCTTGCAGCGCGCGCCCTCGGGGCCGCGCCCGTGCCTGCGCACCATCGGGTTGGCGTCGTAGTTGGCGGTGAAGTCACCGATAGGCAAGGGCTCGTTCACGGCCGCTGCCCCGGCTGCATGCACCACTCGCCGACGCCCGGCGAGGTGCACTCTTCGTAGCAGCCGCAAGGCGCGTCGTCCTGCATCTCGGCGGTGCAAGCCACGCGGTGGCCGGGGGAGCAAGAGAGGCAGTCCTCACCGCAGGGCGCGAGGTCGTCGTTCTCACAGCCGCAGCCCTCGCCCGCGAGGCCGTCGTAGCCCCCCTCCTCCAGCTTGGCGGCAAGGAAGTCGCGGAGGCTCATGGCGCGGCCTGCGCGCAGGCGCGGGCCTTGAGGTCGGCAAGCCATATGTCCGATGGCATGAAGAAGTCCTGCCCACGGTCAACTTGTTCGTCTCGCTCCTCCATGAACAGGGTCATCAGCATCCGGTCCCGCTCTGCCAGCGCGGCCTCGGCCTTCTCCTTGTCCATCAGCGCCGTCGTGCGTTCGTCCATCCACTTCGCGTTGAGGTGCTTGGCTGATTTCAACTCGGCCTCCACCTCCCGCCGCTTCATGCGCTCCGCGTCGAGGTCGTTCTCGCAGGCGGTCACGAGGCGCTTGCAGTCGGAGGCGTGGGCCTCGGCCTTGTCGGCGCGCTGGGTAGCCGCGTACTCACGCTGCCCGGTGGTCTGCTTGAGAACGGCCTCCAGTGCGGCGATGCGGGCGGTGTCTGGCCGTTCTCCCGCCAGCCTGTGATACTCGTCGCGCAGTTGCTCGCACCTCTTGAGTTCGGCCTCCAGCTCGGCGATGCGGGCCTTGTCCCTCACGCGCCGCTTCTTGCACTCGTTGAACAGCCTCTCGTAGTCGGACTGGTCATGGAGCGGTGGTAGCTCAGTCATGGTCGTTCCCCCCCTCGGGGCAGCGCTCGTGTCGCCAACCGCCTGTCGTGTACACCCCGTCCAGCACATCGTCTGCGCTCATCGTGCCCTTGCACACGAAGCACGTGGGCCGCGCCTCTTCGGTGGTCGGCGCTACGGGCCCTTCGCGGCCGACGGGCCCGTAGCCCGGGGGCGGCCCGTCCTCCCACTCCTCCCAGCGGCGTTGGTTGAGGAAGGTGCTGCCGTGGGGGCACACCGCGCGGTCACGGTAGCCGCGCTCGACCGCCTGCGTCATGGCCATGGCGATGCCGATGGCAGCGGTGCGGTCGGCGAGCTTGAGGTGTTTCCACGTGCGCTGGGCAGGCACTTTGCCCTGCTTGTTCGGGTAGTGACGCCAGAAGTCCTCGAAGGAGTTATCCACAGTTTCCACAGCCCCGAGCGCGTCTTCGCGCTCTGGGGTTAAAGGGCTCTTACTCTCTCTCTCTCTATCACCGAGAACGACCGAGATTCTCGGATTCTCGGCCGAGGTCCGCCGAGACTCGTCGGTTCTCGAATGAGACTTTCGCTTGTTCAGGTGGTAACGGACGCGCTGGTACTCGCGGTCGCGTTCACGGTAGGCGAAGAGCGCCCCGCCCCAGTCCTCCCAGTCGTGGATGACGAGCTTGCCGTCACCGTCATCGAGGAAGCCCGCCTCGGTCAGCGCAGCCAGCATCTCGCGGGCGTTGCCTGCGTAGCCGACGGCGGCAGCGACGGCCCCCGGCTTGAAGCGCGAGAGGTCACCGTCCTCGGCCTGCCGGTAGGCCATCGCCCAGAGGCCCGCGAGGAGGCCGTGCGTCTCCATGGCGGAGAGGCCCAGCAGGGCCGTGAGGTGGGCGAACGCGGGGTGGCTGCGCAGGTCGGGGTCAATCTTCTGCCAGTCTGTGGATGCCCCCATCGTGGTAGACTCCTTCCGTACTCTGGCGAGGGTACAGGGACGGCGGGTTGGGCCTTGCTCAGCCCGCCGTTGGCCTGTCTGCGGGCCTATCCTACGCCGTCCGCTTGGGCAGGTCGCCCATGACTTCACAGGTGGCGACGATGGCGGTGCCGTTCCTCACCGCATCCCCGGTGAAGCGCAAGACGCGCCAGCCGAGGGCCACCGCCGCGTTGTACTTCTCGGTGTCCCGCGCGAAGCCCTGCGGACGCACGTGACGGCCCCTGACCCAGTGGCCGCCCTCCACCTCCACGGCCAGCCCACGCTCAGGCCACGCAAAGTCGAACTGCCACTTGCGCAGCGGGTGGAAGCGGGCCTCACGGAGCGGCTCAGGGAGGCCGTAGCTGAGGACTTGCGCGGCGAAGATGTCCTCCAGCTCCTTGCGCTTGGCGCGGCGCATGAGGCGGCGCACCTGCTCAGGCGTGGCGGCCCCCTCAGACGTTGCCCGCCTCCTCCTCGGAGTCGATGCCGCTCGGCTGTGCAACCTGCTCAGGGATGCCCTCGGCGAGACGCTCGCGCCAGCGCGTCCAGCCGATGACCACCTCGCCGAAGGCGCGCTCGCTCATCTCCACGATGCCGTCGGTGGCCTCGTCGGTGATGGTGACGATGCGGGTCTCGTCGTCGACCTCGACGCTGTGCGTGCCGTCGCCGTAGAGGACTTTGTGCATGGCTACTCCTTGCCGTTGTTCTTGACCGACCTGATGGTCGGTATCTCGATGCCCAGCTCGCGCGCTTTGATGCGCCCCAAGCACTCGGCGCAGAGCGGTACGCGGCGGGGATGCACTTCAGGGCCGGAGGAGCCGTGCGCGAAGACCAGTTGCTCCCCCGTCTCGTAGAGGCCGCCCTTCCACTCCATCTCTCGGAAGCACTGGCCGCAGTGGACGTGCGGTTCTGTCATGGCCCCTCCTTCAGTCGCTGGCTGGCCCACCAGAACGGGGCGCGCAGGCCACAGACGTAGCGCACATGCTCGCTCGTCAGGGATGCCTCTTCGGAGAGGCCGTTGCGCCCGTCGAGGGCCTCGTGGCAGTTGAAGCAGAGCGGGAGCCACTCCTCGAAGTCCCAGCCTGCGTGGCCGCCGCCCATGCCGCGGTGGCGCGGGTAGTGGGCCGGTAACGAGGGGGCGGGCCGCCCACACGAAAGGCAGGGCGACCCGCCCGCGAGCGCGGTGGCGCGTCGGTGCGCCGCCTCGCGTTGTCTGCGCTTGCTGTTCACTGGCGCGACTCAAGGAGGAAGAGGAACACGACGAGCGCCGAGAAGACGAACGCCCCGACGAACCCGACGATGAATCCCGCCCAGAACATGCCATGGAGCTTACTCCTCCACGGCCCCCTTGACGATGCCTTCACCGGCAGCGAGCGTGACGCGGAAGCCGTTACTGTCGAGCTTCACCTGCGGGATAGCCGCGACCGGGCTCGCGGCCCACTTGTAGCCCCACGCCCTGCCGACGCGCTCGCGCACCATCTTGCCCTCGCGGTAGAGGCTGCCGAGGGCCACCTGCACGGAGGCCTCGTTGAACTTGCCGAGCAGCGTGGTCACCTGCACCACCGTCTGCAGCTCGGAGCGCAAGGTGAGGCTGGTGGAGAGGGCGGCGCGGATGTCCCTCTGCATCGGCGAGTCGGGGTTGACGTTACTCCCGCCATAGGCCGTCAGCGCGGCGCTACGGGGCCGTGACGGCTTCGGGGCGGTCTTTCCGGCCTCCTCACCGGCGGAGGCGGTCTGCGCCTCAGCGCGGGCCTGCGCGAGCAGGGCCCGCAGGACCGCCTGCTTGACCGCCTCGGCGGCGTCAGGCGTGAGCCCGACGATGAGCGCCCCGGAGGGCGCGTCCAGCTTCACTTCGTACATGGCTCCTCCTTCAGAACGGCAGGTCGTCGTCAGCGGCGACCTCTTGGTCGAGCGTGGCGTTGGCGTTGGTCTCAGCCCACGCGATGAGCGCGTCCCACTCCTTCAGGGTGAGTTCGCCGAGGGCGGTCACGCCGTCGAACTGGCGCGAGGCCTCCTCCGCAGTCTGCTGGGCGCTGAAGCCCATGACCATGGTGGCGTCGCCGAGCTTCTTGGCGCGGCCCACGAAGGCTTGCGCCCAGAAGGTCGCCTCTGTCAGTTGGCCGTCGTCGGCGTCCTTGGTCGACTCCAGCCCGAGGTTGCGCTTGAACCACAGGCGGATGACCTCCTCGGGCACCTTCTGGCCGCGCGCCACCGACCAGAACTTGGCCAGCGCCGGGCGGCCCGGCGTGTGGTGGGGCGCGGCGCTGGCAGCCCCTGCGGGCGCGGGGCTGCGGTAGGGCTCGTCGCGGTCGAGGCCGCTCATCTCCACGTCGTCGCCGGTCTCCAGTGAGAACGCCTTGAGGAGGCCGTACTTGACGGCGTAGCTCATCGCCTTGCCCGGCCCCTTGTCCTGCTTGTCGATGCCGTACCCGACCGAGCGCACGACGGCGCGGTCCTCGGGGTTGTCGGTGTTGATGAAGGCGAGGTCGACGAGCAGCGTCGTCTGGTTGCCCTCGCGCTCGTGCTGGACGATGGTCGGCAGGCAGAGGACGCCGTTCTTGACCAGCAAGGGGCGCACGGCAGCGGTCACGGCGTCGTGGGTGACGAACGAGTAGCCCCCCGCCTCCTTGGCGGTGACGCCGGTCTTCTGGACGTAGCTCAGCGCGGCCATCACGTTGAGCAGGCGCTGCTCGATGTTGAGCGAGGCGTCGTGCTCGCCGACGGTGATGGGGTCGGCTGCGGGCCGCGTCTTGGCTTGGGGTGTCATGGATGCCCTCCTGACGGTTGGTGGTGTTCTAGTGGAGCAGCAGGGCCGCTCCCACATGGACGAGCAGGTAGAACGCCGCGAAGCAGCAGACGGCGAAGACCGCGACGCTGAAGATGCGTTGCTTGCGGCGCGCCTTGCGGGCGCGACGTGCAGACCGTTCGGCCTCGCGCCGCGCCCGCCAGAGCTGTTGGCTCAGCTCCTCGTCGAGCTGCCAGTCGTGCATGGATGCCCTCCTTCGGTGGCTTACTCGGAGCCCACGCCGTAGGCGCTGTCGAACGGGCTCAGGAACTTGTAGACGTAGACGGACACGGCTGCGATACCGGCGGTCACGTAAGGCCGCCAGTCGCTCCAGCCGTTGAGCGATAGGAGGTCCACTCCGCCCGTGATGAGCAGCCCCAAGATGGTGGCTGCGAAGACGAGCAGGATGGTGCGCACTTGGGCGACGGTCTTCGTCACGGCGTCCTCCTTGATTGGTCAGGGGGCAGCGCGCAGACCCGGCCGAGTCCCGCGCGCCGCCCCCCGAGGGCATCCAGCCGCCAAGCCGACGGCGCGCTCATTGTAGCAGTCATGGCCGGGCCTTTGGGAAAGCCCACGCCATGAGGTCGGACTCGGCCACGAGGTAACGCCCATGCTGGCCGCGCCGCGTGGCCGTGAGGTCGCCGCGCTTCACCGCCCGCCACACCGTCTCGTAGCAGCAGTGGGCTATCTCAGCCGCCTGCCGCAGCGTGTAGCGGGCCTGCCCGGTGCCCTGCCATGAAGTCGTGGTCGCTACTGGCATCTCTCCTCCTTCAGGTGTTGACGACGGTCACCATCTCCACCTCGAACGTGACGCCCGCCGCGAAGATGTCAGCCACCGTGCGGCGCGCCGCCTCGATGCCCTCGTCCTTGACGGCGGCCCTGACGAACGCCGTGATGGCCTTCTCGTCGGGCACGCACCACGGGCGCGGCACGAGGTTGGAGTTGGCGATGTGCACCTTGACGACGGGGCGCGCCGTGACGGAGCCCGAGGCGGTGACGACCTCGGTCTCGAGCGCCGGGGCGCGGAGGCGGCTGAGGTCTTCCACCGGCAGCGCATCGAGGGGCACGCCTGCGGCCTCGGCGAGCTTGGCGCGGTCGGCCTCGTGCTCGCGCTGGCGCTGGGCCAGCACGGCGCGGGCGAGGCGTTCCTGCTCCTCACGCACGCGCTCGCGCTCGGTGTTGTAGCGCGTGATGGCGGCGCGCAGGCGGTCGGACAGCTCTTGGACCGGAGCCACCGACTCCTTGAAGATGGTGTCGAGGTACTTCTTGTGGTCGAGCAGCGGCTTGGTCATGGCGACCCGCAGGCGCTCGGCGGACTTGAGGACGGCCGCGCAGCGGGCCAGCACCTCGCTGGCGTCGTGCAGGTTGTCCTCAGTCACCTCGGCCAGCGGCTCCGCCTCGACGACCAAGGCGTAGGCGTCGGCCCTGATGACGTCGATGTGGCGGGTCTCGTCGGTGCTGTTCGTCACTTCTGTCATGGATGCCCTCCTTGACTGGTCTGGACGTGTTTCCACCATCCTACACTATCCCCGGCGCTCGTCGAGGTCCTGCGGCTCGTCGTCGCGCGGGTCGTAGACCTCGGCCTCGTCGCAGGTCTCCTCCTCCTCCATCAGGCGCTTGTGGTAGGGCGACTTCTCGTTGAAGCACATGCCGCCGTTGTAGTGCATGCAGTCGGTGCAGAAGACCGCGTCCCTGAACTGGTCCTCGCCGTAGTGGCCGGTAATCCACTCGTCGAGTCCGTCGAGTCCCGGTGTCATCACTCCTCCTTCAGCCCGGCGACTATCTCGGGCCAGTCGACCTCGCGCAGATTCACGCCGTCACCACTCACGGCCCGCGTCCAGTGCAGGGCGAGGGCCGTGAGCTTGGGCACGTTGTCTTCGTGGGCGGCCTCGTGGGCGGCGCGGTACACGGCCTCGTCGTTGGTGAGCCAGACGTACACGTTCCACGTCGCCCAGTTCGTCCAGCCGTTGTAGTCCGTCACGCCCCCTCCTTCCACGCCTGCGCCGTGAGGAAGTAGGCATGGACGCGCTCCGCGTCGCAGTAGCCGTCCACGACATCCCCGATGTCCTCCTCGAAGGCGGCGCGGGCCACGTCGGGCGTCAGCCACTCGCCGTCCTTGCCGACGACCGCCACCTCCACCGTGTCAGGGGCGGAGTAGGTGCCCCAGCCCCAGACGAGGGAGAGCTTGACGCCGCTCTCGAACTCGATGGCCAGCCCCGCGTTCGGGCCGGTGTCCCTGCCGGGCTCAAGCTCGGCGAAGAGGGCCTGTACAAGCTCGGCGAAGAGGGCCTGTAGGCCCGGCTCGCCCTCGCCCATGCCGCGTGTCTCGTAGGTCGTCATGGCCCCTCCTCCTCGGGCGCGTCGGCGGCGTCGGCGCGCATCTGCATCAGCTCCAGCTCGGCGCGGGCCTGCGCCTCGATGAGGCGGCCCCACTCCTGCCGCACGACCGGGTGCCAGACCTGCTTGACGGGCTGCTCGCGGTCGGCGTCGTACTGCTCGTCGGCCCACTTGCGGTAGGCGCGCTTGTCCTCCATGGAGAGCATCTTCCACAGCCCGTAGCGGGCGAGGTTGAGGGCGTCCATCACTCCACCTCCATGTGCGTCTGCCCGTGCGGGTCGCTCCCGAAGCCGGGGATGTGGACGAGGCGGTACTGCCACCACGACTCGCCCTTGGGGGCGGCGGGGTCGCGGCGCTTCTCCCAGACGAAGCCCTGCTTCTTGAGCGTGAAGAGGTAGCCGCCGAAGCGGTGCGACACCTTGAGGGCCAGCTCGCGGCCACTGTGCCAGCGCCCGTCGTAGAGCAGCTCGATGACGCGCTCCTCCTTGGTCAGCTTGTCTCGCATGGCTCCTCCTTGTCCCAGTAGACCGGGCCTTGGAAGGGCGGCAGAGCGCCGAAGTCCTCAAGGGCCTCGACGGTGCCGCAGCCGCTACAGACGTAGGTCTTGTTGTCGCGGCGCGACAGGGCCGGGAACGGCGGCGACACCGCCGGGATGTACTCGGCCCCGTAGGGCGTGTAGGGCGCTCCGCAGCGCGGGCAGCTCTTGGTCTCGGTAGGCATGGCTCCTCCTTCCCCGGCAAACGGCGTTTGCAGGCCGTTTGCCGAGGCGTTCGGGTTGCGGTGGTCTACTCACTGGCGGGCGGCTCCTTCTCGCTCTGCGCGGCGATACGTTCGAGGGCGGCAGCGAGGCGGTCGAGCACCTGCATCAGCTTGGCGAAGTCGCGCTGGAAGCCCACGGTCTGGAAGTAGTCGGGCACGGCGTCACCTGCGGTCGTAGTTGCGCATGTCGCGGACGTGGACCGCCCCCGGCTTCTGGTCGTCGAACATGATGGTGACGACCTCGGCGAAGTAGCCGCTGCGGCCGAGGACCGTACCGCCTATCTCGTCAGGCGTCCCGGCAGCGTAGGTCACGCGGTCGCCGGTCTCCAGCTTCTGGGCGTCTTCGCTAGTCACGACGCCACCTCCTCCGTGTCGATGATGACGGGCTTGCGCGGCCGCTTGGCGAACCCGGTGGTGGGGTCGTCGTGGGCGGCCTCGACGTTGGCGGTGAGGGCGATGCGCTTGCCCTCGGCGTTCTCCTGCTGCCAGCCGATGACGCGGCCGGTCATGCTCGTGGTGTCCGTGCGAAGCAGGTCAAGCAGGGCCTGCGGGGCGGTCGAGTAGACGCGGCTGCCGTTGTCGAGGCGCAGCCACAGCTTCCACTGGATGCCCCACTCGTCCTCGCGCTCCCAGAGCTTCTCGATGACGCCCTCGATGGTGATGGCGCTGCCGGTCGGCACCGGGCCGCGCTCACTGGCCTCCTGCCTGCGGATGACCTCCTTGTCGTGCGCGGGGATGGCGGCGAGGCAGAGGCCCACGTGGCGGCTGCCGATGCTCGTCACCATGCCGATGGTGTGGAGGTTGTAGAGGAAGTCGTTGTCGGAGTCGGCGTCGAGGGCGCGCATCCACTCCACCAGCTCACAGGCGGCGGGCTGATGCTCGTCGAGGTGCTCCTTGACGTACTCGCGGTACGCCTTCTGCACCGGGTCGGGCTCATGGCGGTTGTAGATGGTCTCGCCCATGACCAGCCACCACTTGCCCTTGGTCGCGTCGTTCTCGAAGGCGGCGGGCTTGTAGGAGCCGTCGTACTCGACGATGGCGAGGGCGATGGCGAGGGCGTCTTGGACGGTGACCGTGAAGTACTCGCGGCCCCCGCCCCAGCCCTCCGCGTCGTAGCGCATGGACTCGTCGGTGGCGAGGCTGACCCAGCCGGGCTGGAGGCCGCAGTAGGCGGCGAGGCAGTTCCTGCCCACCTGCGTGAGCTGGCCGCTCGTCTCGTCGATGACGAGGTAGGTGTCGATGCGGCTGCGGGCGGTCCCGCAGTGGTCGCAGCGCTTGCTCGCCGGGGCGGTGATGACCATGGCCTCAGGGAGGTCGGGGTTGCGGCGCAGGAGGGGCTGGCCGAGCGACCAGTCGATGGTGGCGGCGAAGGTGAAGCCCTCCACCTTGAGGAGGTCACCGAGGACGGTCGTGTGCGCCATGTGACGCACGTGCGGGAGGCCCGCGTCGTCCTTGTAGGCCTCCTCGTAGGGCTCGACCGCGACGGTGTAGCGGCCCGCGATGCCAGCGCGCTCGGCGCGGCGGTTCACGGCAGCGACCTTGCGCTCCAGCACCGGGACGGCCCACGCGGGGACGTCCTGCGAACGCCAGTCGAAGAAGAGTTCAGTTGTCTCAGTAGCCGTCATCACTCCTCCTCACCAGTCGTAGCAGAAGCCCTCGGCCCCTGAGAGCTTGGTGACCTTGTCCACGACGACCCACGCGAACTTGTCGTCGCAGTCCAGCTCCTCGACGAGCCCCCGGTAGAGGTCGTCGCGGGCCTCGGCGAGGCCGAGCTGGCGGCTGCGAATCTTGTGCGTGAACTGTGCGACGAGGCCCAGCTCCTTGATGAGCTGGTCGGCCTCGTGCTGGCAGCCCTCCTCCAGCTCGCTGGAGAACTCGAAGACCTTGGGCTGGCGCGGCGTGACGACATACTCGGTGCGGACGTGCTCGACCCAGTAGGGCTGGCCGTTCTGCTCGGCGCGGCGCGTCGCCTCGACGCACGCCTCCTCCAGATACAGTGTGTGGTAGAGACCGTTCATGGTGGTTCCTCCTTCGCTCGTCTGTCACGTCCTAAGGCCGCTCACCGGCGGCCCTAGGGTTCGTATTTGGGGAGGCTCAGCAGGCGAGGTACTTCTCGTCGGCCTTGGCGGAGTCCGCCAGCTCGGCGGCGTACTGCACGAGGTAGTGGACGCGGGTGTTGTTGGGGACGCGCGTGACCAGCTCGACGGCCTGCGTCGCGAAGCGGATGGGGCTGACGGTGCTCGGCAGGAGGCCGACGTCGCCGTAGGGCTCACGCGGGCTGTCGGGGAGGATGACGGCGGTCTGGAGGATGAGGTGCATGCGCTCCATCTCGTCGGCGGCGCGGCGCAGCTCCTGCGCGGCCTCCTTCAGCTGGTCGAGGTAGCGGCTGGTCGCGTACTGGTGGTTGAAGTGGATGCTCTGGCGCATCGACTCGGCCTCCTCGCGCTCCTTCTGGGCGTCGCTCTTGAAGAGGATGGTGTGGCCGGTGTGCGTGCGCCCGGCCTCGGTGCGGCTGAAGGACTCCTCGACCTTGTCGATTTGCACGCCGTCGCAGGCGAGCCGGGTGAGGATGGCGGAGGTGCGGTCGGTGGGGTTCTCCATCGTCGGGAAGATGCGGGTCGTGCGCTCGAACTTCTCGGTGGTGCCGTCTGCGAAGGTGATGGTGTATGTAGCCTTCATGGTGGTTCCTCCTCGTGCGGTCTTGTTGGCTGGCTGCGGGTTGAACCGCTGTGCGGTTCCTTCCACACTTTCCACAACTCTAAACCTGGCTCTACAGCGTGTCAAGCCCGAATCACGACTGGCCGTGCGTCGGCGTCACCGTCATCGGCTCCTCAGGCGGGCTCGCCACCAGCTCGGAGTCGGCGTCCTCGGCGGGGTCGTAGTCGTGCCAGCCCTCGGGCGGCTGCGGGTCGGCGGGGTCGCCGGGGCAGTCGTCGTTGTCGCAGTAGGCGAAGAGGTGCGGGCCGTTCTCCGCGTCCCCGTCGTCCTCGAACGTCAGCTCGGCACCGCACCACCGGCAGTGGTTGGAATCCACCGGCCCCACGCCGAGGACGGCCTCAGGGGCCGCAGAGGCGCGCTGCGCGGCGGCGAGCACTCCGTTGGCGGGATGGGCGGGCCGAGGGCCGAAACGCAGCCCACAGGCGTCACACTGGTAGGGCAGCTCGTCGTCGCGCATGCGGCTGATGGCCTGCTCCCCGCAGCGCGGGCAGAGGTCGGTGTCGACGTAGAACATGAAGTCGGCGTCGTCGGCGTCGGGCGTGACCTCGGCCGCCATCTTGTCGGCGCAGGGCTTGCACCACTCGTCGCCCGCGCGGTCGGTCAGCTCGAGCGCGGCCAGCGGGAAGCTCACGGCGCAGCCGCCGCAGGTGAACGCGCTCCTCGGCGGGATGTAGGGCTCGTCGAGGACGACGATGAAGCCGCCCTTGGCGAGGTTGTCGCGGATGTACTCGGCGGCCTGCCGGTGCTCGACCGGCACGTTCACCTGCTGGCCGTCCTTGATGACGAGGAAGCCCCACGGGGCGCGGTCGGACTCCTCCTCCTCGGGGACGCGCACGTGGATGGACGAGCGCAGCGGGAAGACGCTGCAGGTCGGGCGGTGGTACTCGAAAGCGCCGCACTCGGCGCATGGCCCGTCAGCGACGGGGATGAGTGGGTTGTCAGTCATCGTGGTCCCTCCTTGTTGTCGGCCACCGGCGCGGCGCGCCTGCGGCTCATGTCCTTGGCGTAGTAGTGCTGGCCGTACATGTAGGCGGCGCAGTCGTTGCACAGCCACTCGTTGCGGCTGAGGCGCTCCATCTCCTTCTGGGGCAGGCGCTCGGAGCAGAAGGCGCACACGTGCGCGCGCTCCCCGCGCGCCTCCTCGGCGAGCTGCGCGCGGTCGCGGGCGGCGTCGAGGTAGGCGAGGTCGAGGCCCCAGTCGCGGTAGCCCTCGGCGCAGGTCTCGTAGTAGTAGTCGACGGGCGGCTCCTCCTCGTAGGGCGGGTTGAGGACGTAGTAGAAGGCCGGGACGCGGAGGCCGTCCACGGTCACGTGGCTGTAGCGCTTGCTGTAGAGGCGCGGGTAGCCCTCGTAGCGGTCGAGGGCGGCGATGTCGCGGGCCTCGACGTGCCAGATGGTCACCGGGGTCTGCTCGCCCTCGACCTTCTCCACCGTGAGGACGGAGCTGAAGACCAGCCGCGTGCCGGGCATCATGCCCGCGCACACCGGCATGGCGCTCGTGCAGCGCGCCTGCATCTGGATGACGTTGTGGTTGGAGCCGTAGCCCACGTAGTAGCGCGGGTGCTTGGCGTACTTGACCTCAGGGCTGACCCACGGCTTCTGGGGGGCGGGCGCGGGCTGGGCGGCCTTGCCATGCTTGCGGTGTTTCTTGCTCATTGTGGCTCCTCGAAGTCGACGGTGATGAACCCGGCTGCGGCGAGGTCCGTGAGGAAGTTCGCGGCCGAGTCCGTGCGCACGACGTGGCGGTTGTAGATGGCGACCCTGCGGGCCACCTCGACCATGTACTCGCCGGGGTCGGCCTCGCGGACGAAGGCCATCTTCCACAGGTAGCCGACCGCCTGCTCAGGCGTGTCGACGACGAACTCTTGTGGCCTCGGGTCGAGGGTGCGAATGCGGACGGTCATGCTCTCTCCTTCAGGCGGCGAGCCGGGCGGCGCGGGCCTCGAAGAACCTGCGCACGGTCGGCTGCGTGTGGGCGGCGGTGAAGACGGCGGCGAGGCTGACTGCGCCGCGCGTGCCGATGGTCATGGTCGCGGCCTGCTCGACGAGCGACTGCGTGAGGGCGACCCAGTAGACCATCTTCTCGAAGTCGACGGTGCCGCCGAAGTGGCGAAACTCCACCGTCCCGTGGACGGCGAAGGAGCGGAGGTTGAGCTTCAGGTAGCGGTCCGTCCAGAGGCGGGCGATACCGTCCACGTCGTAGGCGCTGTCGATGTGCGCGAAGACGGTCGCCTTCGTCATCGGCTCGTACGAGTCGGTCGAGTAGATGTAGTCGCGGGCGACGAAGTAGGAGGCTTCCATGAGGCCGTGCGCCATCACTCCGCAGGGGCCGTTAGCGGCGCGCTCGCCCCTGCGGGACGCGGGGACGATGGAGTCGAAGGCGGCCTCGTGCTTGACGTACAGCTTGGCGAGGTTCTTGAAGGCGACGAGGTCGAGGTCGCGGGCGTACTGGTGGGTGTGGAGGCCGCAGCGCTTGTCGACCTTGACGCCGAGGCGGGCGAGGACGCGCGTCACCTTGCGCAGCTCGCGGAGTCCACGCTTGCCCTTGAGGGCGGCGGAGCCGCAGGGGCTGACAATCTCCATGCCGTGCCAGTAGTCGCGGGCCTCGTAGCTGTTGTTGTCGTAGTGACTGGGCACGGAGGCGTCGGTGGTGACCTCCCAGTAGTCCTTGTCGGTGTGGCTGTAGGGGTTGGCGGAGGCGTTGAGGCCTGCGGCCCTGAGGGCGCGGGCGACGTCTTCGCGGCTCCTGCGGCAGTAGCACTCTATCTCCACGCCGAACGTGCGCGTCTCGCTCACCTTGACGCCGAGGAGGCGCTGGGCGGCGAGGTCGCAGACCTTGCAGAAGGGCGAGAATCCCGTGGCCGTCTCGGAGTTGCGGTAGAACTCGGAGAGCGGCTTGAAGGTGTGGCAGCGCGAGCACTGAACCCGGCGCTGATTCTCGGTGGCTGTCTGCGGCATGTGGTTCCTCCTTGGAGCTGGCTGGCTGGGCGGGTTAACCCCGTACCGGGGTTATTCCACTTCTCCCCACCACTCTAAACCTATTTCCACCGCGTTCAACTCACCTTAACATGTTCTCAACAATCGGCGGTGTTCTAGGATGCAGAGGTGGTGAGGCCGCCCCCGCCAGCCAGACAGGGACGGCCTCGTGCCAGCGCCGGGAGGAACCACCCGACCAGCGCCGACGGCTCGAAAGACTAGCCCGCCTGCGGCACCATCGCAAGGCGGTTGTAGATGTCCAGCAGGCCGGGCTCGCGGAGGTCGGCCGCGAGGCGCTGGGCCAGCTCGTGGAAGTCGCGCATGACCAGCTCCTCCTGCCCCTCGTCGCGTGCGTCCGCGAGGGCGAAGGCCAGCCGCTTGACGCAGACGGCGGCAGCACAGTAGGCGCGCTCGTCGTCGAGGAAGTTGTCCTGCATGGCAATCCACGCGCGGCCGTGCAGGTGATGTTCGAGGGTCGCCATGTCGTACATGGCGCGGCAGAGAAGGGCGTTCACGGGGCCACCTCCTGTCGGCGGTTCCGCCTGAGCATGACACGGATGTCGAGATTCGTCCAGCATCGTCAGTACTCCCGCCAGTGGTTCTTGGGGTCGGCCAGCCAGTCCACCATCTCCTCGGCGGTCAGCGGGTAGGCCACCGCCTCGTAGTCGCGGATGTAGGTGTCGCCCATGTCGTAGGAGTCGAAGGTGCCCGGCCCCTTCACGGCGCAGAAGCAGCGCGCGTAGGCGAGGTTGTCGGCCTCCTTCTGGGGCGTCTGGTAGTGCTTCAAGACCCGCCACTCCCAGCCGGGGCGCACCCAGATGGCGTAGGGGTCGTTGACCTTGCGGGTCTTGGCCATGAGGTTAGGTTCGCGCGGCATCGTGGTTCCTCCTTCACTCTGTGCGGACCGGGCGGCCCGCTGCGGGGATTATACCTCCTTCGGCCATCTTCCACACCGCTAGGCAGCTCTCAGGATGCCGCTCACAAGGGTAGCGCGGGTGCCCCCTCAGGAAGGCCCGCCAGCGGCTCCTGCTGGCCCGCTACGGCGTGCGGAAGCCCTTCCCGGTCTACTCACTCGCGGAGGCCCCTCAGGCCGCGTAATGGCGCGCCAGATGGACGACCCACTCCAAGGGGTAGCCGGTGCCGGGGTCGGTGTGGCTGCCGCCGAGGACGCGCGTAAGCTGGCGGTGGGTGGTGACGCCGTGGTGGTGGCCGCGCACCTCGGCGTCGGTGAGCACGGCGAGGGGCAGGCTGAGGCCCGCCCGCGCGAGGCGCTTGTGGACGCGCGCCATCAGCCACGCGGTACGCTCAAGGGTCGGCTTGGCCTTCGCCATCCACTGGTCGCGGCTCCAGCTCGCCTTGCCCATCTGCTCGATGTGGACGCCGTTGGTGTTTGCCCCCGGCGCGCCCCAGCAGATGACGCCGAGGGCGAGGTACTGCTGGATGGAGTCGTTGTCGACGCCGTAGTGCGTGGAGCCGCCCGAGGCCAGCATCTCGAAGTAGCGCCCCACCGCCTCGGCAGCGGTGTCGTAGGCGGTCACCTCCATGTCGTGCAGGACGATGAAGTCGATGGCACTCAGGGGCCGCAGACCCGAGTGATGCACGGCGTGGTAGTCGCGTCTGATGGTGAAGCTCATGGTGCCCCCTACTGCCGGATGAACCAGAACTCGACGATTGTGATGAGGAGGCCGACGACGGCCACCGACAACGCCCCGTAGAGCATGCGCTTGAACCACGTGCGCTCGTCCTCCCACTCGGTGACGACGCGCTCCATCTGCGCGGTGCGGTTGTCGAGCCCGACGATGCCGCGCTCGCTGCGCCCGAAGACGACCGCCTCCAGCGCCTCGGTGCGCTCGCGGTGGTCTTGGCAGAAGCCCCCGAGGTGGGCCGTGATGGCAAGCTCGGCCCCGGTGCGGGCCTCGTGGCGGATGGTCGCCATGAACAGCTCGTACTCGGTGTCAGAGAAGGCCGGAAAGGGATTGCGGCGCTTGGGCGCTTCGTCGGTCATCGGCGCTTGATGGCCTTGGCCCCGACGGCGAGGCGGGCCAGCCACGTGTCGAAGCGTTTGGAGTTGGCCCCGAACTGCACCTCGGCGGTCCAGTCGAGGGGCCGTAGGGTGACGCGGGTGACCTCCTGCCGCCCGTTGAGGCCCCGCGCCGGGCCAGTGATGGCGAGTACATCGCCGGGCCGGACGAGCAAGGGGTCGATGCCGTCGCGCGCGGCGTCGTAGCCGGTGATGCTGACCGTGCCGTAGGTCTGGAGCTTGGAGTGCGCAGCGAGGTAGCGCCGCCCGAAGCGCGAAGCACTCGTGGCCGACATGATGGAGTCAGGAGCCTGCAAGGTGTCGGCGCGCACGATGCCGAGGGGCGAACTGTCGGCGTGCTCGACGATTTCGCGCTTCTTCCCCCGCCGGGTAGTGAACTGCACGCGCACCTCGTTGAAGGTCTCGTCGAGATTCTTATCAATGTTCCACGTCGTGCGCGGGTCTGCGGTCGAGAGCGGGATGACCGCCCCGCTGCGCGGCAGCGCGTACTCGACCTCCTCGCCGTCCCAGCAGGCGTAGTTCCAGCCGAGCATGCCGTTCATCTCGTCGAGTGCCTCCCACCTGTCTTTGGGTAGGTCACTGAAGGCAAGCTGGTCGGGACTCCACGTCGCCGCCGGGCCTGCGTAGGTGAAGCCGTCACCACTGAGGATGTCGGCGATGATGAGGTCGGCGCGCAGGTTGCGCTTCAGGGCCGAGCCGTAGACAGCGACCTCGGTGATGCGGACGCCCCACGGGGGCAGGTCGGCGGTCTCGTACTGGTCGTTGTAGTTGCGCTCGTAGGTCGAGACCTCGGGCGGGTCGTAGCCCTCCTCCTTGGCCTCCACGCGCAGGACGATGCAGCGCACGTCGGGGTGGTCGATGCTCTCGCGCACCTTCACCGTGCGCCACGAGGCGGTGTTGTCGATGTTCTCGCGGAAGATGGTCACGAGGTTGGGGCGGTTGACGTTCTCGCGGCCGTAGATGCTGACCTGAAAGTAGGGGTAGGCCTGTGCCCGGTGCCCGCCGACCTGCATGGTCACGTCGAGGGCGCGGACGCGCTGCGTGAGCCCGTCAGCGATGACGCCCTCGTACATCTCCCAGTAGGTTCGTGCGTTCTGGTAACCGTCAGCCACGGCTCACCACTCTCCCCACTCGGGCGCGTCGGGCGCGTCGTGCTTCTGGAAGACGAAGGAGTAGTCGGCGGCGTCGGGCTCGATGGTGAAGTTGAAGGTCTGCAGGGCGTTGTGCGACTCGTACAGGTGGAGCGTGTAGTAGTACCAGAAGACCGTCATGCGGTAGTCGCCCGGCAGCAGTTCTCCGAAGCCGGGATACCCCTCGGTCATGAAGCCGGAGCCGGAGGAGGGCACGTTGTAGGGGAAGTCGTAGAGCGGGTACGGGAACGAGCCCGAGAAGCGCCACACGAAGTCGAGCATGGTGCAGACCGTTCGCACGACCTCTCCGTCCTCCAGTTGCTCAAGGGTGATGGGGCCGCGCAGGGTGCTTATCATGCGCCAGTCGGAGCGCGCTTGGTCGAGGTGTGCGGTGGCGCGCACGACCGCCGTCGCCCTGCGGGGCACGGGGTAGGCGCTGATACTGAGCCCGCCCTCGTCGTTGGTGATGCCGAACATGGAGTCCCCGTCCTGAAGAGCGCCGCAATAGATGAGGATGGCGTCGTTCGTCTTCTCGACCGTGAAGCCGGGCCGGGTTCCCGTGCCGCCGGGTACGGTGAGGTCGACGCTCACGCCTTGCTCATCACTTCGAAGGTGTCAGGGCTGGAGCGCGGGCCTTGGTCGGTCTGCCAACTCTGGAGGTCGCTGTCCACGTAGACCTTGCGGAACGCCTTGTGGTCGCGCATCCGAACGAGCGGGCCAGCGTATATGAGGGTGTAGCCGCTGGCCGAGTCAACGGTGCCCGAGACCGCCTCCAGCCGCCCACGGAACAAGGTTCGGCCCTTGTAGACGACGACCAGCGTCGTGAGCAGCGCCGGGGCGCGGCGCATGTCGCTGGCGACCGTCAACGTCGCCGCCTTCGGTCCGCCCTCCACATCAAGGTCGATGGTCAGGTCGCTGATTTCGGCGCGGCGCAGCGGGTAGCCTCCGGCGCGCACGCGCAGGGAGCGAATGTCGGGGACGGCGACGGTCGGCGGCGTGATGTCTGGGTGGGCGGGCGCGGCGACCCCAGCGATGCCGAGATAGGCGTAGCTGCCCGTGTGGATGGCTCCGAAGGCTTGCAGACTGTCCCGGCCCCGCGCCGCGTGCGACAGCCACGCCTCCACCTCGGCGTCGATGCCCAGCGCGCCCCCGGCGACGAGGCCGACGAACTCGGCTGGCGGTCCCGAGAGGGTCGCCCGACCGTAGGCGAAGGGCGCGACCTTGCCCGCCTCAGGGCCGAGGTTGACGGCGATGTTGGTCAGCCACATCTCTGCGGCGTCGGCCCCCGTGCCCCACGTCGGGTCGGTGACCGCGAGAAAGAGGCTGTAGCCCCACGTGATGCCGAGCGCAGAGGGCGGCACTTGGACGTGCGCCGTGATACGGGCGAAGCCGTCGAGCGGCAGCCATGTGTCTTTGAGGTCGGGGCGCGGCGGCGAGGGATACCAGCAGGCCGCGTTCACGAGGTCGTCGTAGTAGAACGGGGCCTCCTCACCGACCTCGTACCAGTTGAGTTCAGCCAGCACGGCGCACCCGGCGTCCAGCGCGCCCTCGACGTACATCTCGAACTGCACGGTCAGCCAGTCCTCGGCGAACACGGTGTCGGGCAACTCGACGGTGTCGTTCCAGAGGTAGCAGCCGTCCGCGACCGGCGCGAGATGGAAGGCCGTCGCACCGGGGGCGGGGATGGTCACGGGGGACGAGGTGACGCGGGCGACCGGCGTGGACTTCTCCCACCGCGCGGCGTCGAATAGGGCGCAAGGGTTAGGGACGAAGTTGCCGACAGGCAGGCCGTCGATGTGCAGCGCCCCGCGTGCGACGAGAGCGCCCGCGATGAGCGGAGAACCTACGGCCTCCGCTGAGGCGATGCCGGTGGGGTAGGCCGTCTGGTCGATGTCAGACCACCTGTAGCACTAAATCGCCCGCGTAGAACTTCGGCACTTGCCCGGCGACGATAGCAGAGGGACTTTCGAGGATGATGAACCACAGCCGGGTGCCGCCGGTCACCAAGGTGTACGCCTCCACGGCCAGCACGTCGTCGTCGTAGTCGGCGGTGGCCTCGACGTACTCCACGTCGGCGGTGTTCTCCAGCTTGCCCGCGCCGTCGTCTGTCCAGTCGGTAGTCTGGTCGAAAGAGACCCGCGCATACGCTCCGAGCGTCACCTCGGTGCCCGCGACGGTCTTGGTCGGCGTGGTCGTGACCAGCGCGAGGAAGACCTCGGCGGGGCCTTGGTACGCGGTGCCGTTCTTCAGCGCCTTGGCGATGAGGTTGGCGGTGTATGCGGTCGCGGGCATGGGGCCTCCTTAGGGCAGGCAGTTGAGGGTGACGCTGTAGTAGATGATGCCGCTCACCGACGAGTGCAACTCCCAGTTCACGCCGAAGCCCTCGTTCTTGAAGACGCGGAAGCTCGCGCCGGGGACGGTCAAGGCGTTCTCGTCGTTAGCGACCTCAGCCTTGAGCGCCGCCCACTCAGCCTCCGCGTTCGGCGGCTTGAACATGCCCCCGATGGTTACCTGCTGGTAGCCGCTGATGAAGTCGACCGTCTGCACCGGCTCGTCGGAGAGGCAGTTCGACGAGACACCGATGGTGCGCGGCAGCGGCCCCACCTCGATGCTCGTCGAGTGGAAGGCAGAGCCGCCGAGCGTGCAGAGGTTAGGCATTGTGACCCACCATGTGTCGGAGGACGCCGCCCATCAGCTCCTGTTTGACCATCTCCGCGAGCTTGCGGGCAGCCTGCCGGTCGGTGCCGTTGACGTTGGCGATGTTGATGGTGACGTTCGCGGTGTTCCCGCCCCCGCCGCCGAGCGCCTGCGCGAAGCCCTTGGCCTTGCTCGCGGGCACGACCCACTCGCCCTCGCCGCCTTCTCCACCGAGGAACGCCTGCCCCCCGGTGGTCGCTGGTATCCAGCCGCCCCCGGCGCGGCGCGGCAGGCGGCGCGATGCGCCCTTGCCGACGCGCTGTACGTCGTCGCCGCCGCCGAGCCAGCCCTTGACCTTCTCGTAGACACCTTTGAGCTTGCCGAAGATGCCGGTCAGCTTGCCCCATATCCACTCGATGACCGCACCGATGACTTTCTTGAGCCCGTTCCAGATGGTGCTCGTCACGCTACGCACCATGTGCCACGCCTTGCGCACGACGGCGACGACCTTCTGCACGATGTGAACGGCGGTCACGACCCGGCCCACGGCTTGCTTGACGACGAAGGCGATGACCTTCCACACGGCCCGCGTCACGGCAGCGACCGCGTGCCAGACGGCGCGCACGATAGCGACCACGACCTTGATGATGCCGACCACGACGCGGATGGCGAAGATGGCGTTGCGCACGTAGCGCACGACCAGCGGCCAGAGGAACCGGGTCACCGCCACGATGACGTGCCAGCCGACCCTGACGATGGTGGCGAAGAGGTGCCAGTAGAACTTGAGGGCCGTCCACAAGGAGCGCAGGTAGAGGACGATGTAGGGCTTGATGCGCGGCCACAGCCACTGGCAGGCCGCCCACACCTTCGCCCACGCCGCCTTGATGGCCTGCCATATCTTGTCGAGGGAGGGCTTGATGGCCGTCCACACGGTCGCGGCGACCTTCTTGATGCCCTCCCAGAGCCCCTTCCAGAAGTCGCGGAACCACTTGCAACGCTTCCAGAGGATGATGAAGATGGCGACCAGAGCCACGATGGCGATAACGACCCAGAACACGGGGCTGGCGAGGAACGAGGCGGAGAGGCCCTTCTGGGCGGTCGCTGCGGCAGCGGCGGCGGGACGGAAGTAGCGATACATGTTGATGAGCGCGCCGACGCCCTGCGCCATCTTGCCGGTGACGATGAGCAGCGGGCCGATGGACGCCGCGATGAGGGCCACGATGACGACCGTCTTCTTGCCCTCGCTACTGAGGCCGCCGAGCCACTTGGCGAACTTGCCGAAGGCGTCGGCGACCTTGAGCACCATCGGCAGGAGGATGGTGCCGAACTCCACCAGTGTCCCCGACAGCGTGGTCTTGAGGTGCGCCCACTGCGCGCCCGCGTCCTTGGCCTGCGCCTTCACCGCCTCGTTGAACTTCTCGTCGGTGGAACCGGCGACCACCTGCTCCTGCACGCGGCGGTAGTCGTCCATGTTGCCGATGAGCGTGAGGATGGCCTGACTGCTCTTGGCCCCGAACATCTGGCCGAGGACTTGCGTCTTCTCCACCTTGCCCATGCCCTTGAGCTTCTTGTCGAGGAGGTCGATGGCAGCCGGGAGGCCGCCCTTCTGCATCGCCTTCGCAAGGTCGAGCTGGCCGAGGCCGACGCTCTTGAACGCCTTGGTGGCGGTGCCCGAGGGGTTGGTGATACCGGCGAAGGCCATCTTGATGGAGGTCGCGGCGCGCACCGCCGGGATGCCCCGGCTGGTCATCACAGCGAGGGCCGCGCCCACGTCTTGGAAGGAGGCCCCGGCCTGCTGCGCGTTGACGAGCACGCCGGTGCCCATGGCCGCGACCAGCTCCTCCATCCTCATGTTGCCCGCGCCGACGATGGCGTTGACGGCAGCGGCAGCGGTGGTGAAGTCCTCGGCCCCCTTGACGCCACTCTTCCACGCCCCCGCGACAGCGTTCGCCGAAGTCTCAAGGTCGGCGTGGCCCACGGAGGCGAGCTGCTCCGCAGCGCGCAGCGCGTCCATCGCCTGAATGTTGTCCATGCCCACCGACTTGAGGTGGTAGAGGCCCTTCGCCAGCTCCTCGGGGCCGTGCTGGACGCCCATCTCGTGCGTCATCGAGAGAATCGACTTGGACAGCTCCTCGACGTCCTTGCGCGTGCCCCCGGCCTGCGTCTCGATGAGCGTCATGTCGTCCTCGAAGCGCGAGGCCATGACCACGGAGGCGGCCCCCAGCGCGACGACCGGCAGGGTGAGTCCCTTGGTGAGCTTCTTGCCTGCGGCGACCGAGGCCCCACCGAGGGCGTTGAGGCGCTGGGCGGTCGTCTGCGTCTTGGCTATCTCGGCGCGCGTCCTCATCATGCCCGCCGTGAAGTCACGGGTCGAAGCACGCACGACGATGACCATCTCACTCAGACTCGCCACGGTTCACCACCTTTGCCCCGAGCGCGCGGGCCAGCTCGAACACGTCGGGCGGGCCGCTCTTCTCGGGGCGCGTCAGCAGGAAGTCCTCCAGCTTGGCGTTCTTGGCTCCATTGGCGTTCGCGATGGTCAGGCAGATAGAGGCCGCGCGGTAGTCCTCGCGGCGCTCCCCGAAGGGCTCCAGCTCCTCGTACACCTGCCACTCGCTCTGCTCCCTGCTCGTCATCCTGCGGCCGAGTTCGGCGACCGACCAGCCCAAGGCGAGGGCTAGTCGGAACTGGAAGCGCCGTCCCGGCCGTCGGAGTTTCCCTCCATCGCCTCCACGTCATCAGGCGAGAGCCCGCTAGCCTTGGCGGCAGCGTCGAAGACGCGGCTCACCGGGAGCGCGTTCTTGTCGGCCAGCGCCAGCGCGTCGGTGTCCTTGAAGAGGCGGTGGCCCGTCTCGGGGTCGACCATGCAGCGCACGACGAGCTTGGCGCGGAAGTTGCGCCTGTCGACGTTGCCCTCACTGTCGGCGACGGAGGCCTCGAACGCATCTCGCGCTCCGGCCGTCATCGGCTTCACGTAGACGATGCCGCCCCACTCCGGCACCTCCACCTCGACGAGCGGCAAGTCCACGGCGCTCAGGATGGCGTCGCGCAGCAGCACGACCGGGGCGGTCTCCTTCTTGTCGGTCATCTCGACCACTCCTTCTGGGGGCGTCTCGCCCCCGGTTGCCAGTCTCAGGCAGGCGTGACGATGACCTGTCCCGTGACCTTGAGGGTGATGTCGGCGCTGACGAGCCCGTTCACCGGGAAGTCAGGACCGATGGCGCTGACGTTGGCGTTGAAGGCGATGACGTCGCCGCGCGGGGTCGTGATGGTGAACGGGCTGGCCACGTCCGAGGTGTCGTACAAGTCCCACAAGGAGCCCGTGCCCGCGTGCGTGGGGTCGCTTGGATTCCAGTTAATCTTGAAGGTCACGTTGCCGCTCTTCTTCAGACCGGCGATGGTCTCCTCGTAGTCGGCGGGGCTGTCGTGCGTGGTCGCGTCGATGTCGTCGCGGGACAGTTCCGGCCCCTTGATGTCGCCGACCTCGGCGATGGTGCCGAAGCCGTCGATGGCAAGCAGGGTGCCGTGGCTCTTGGTGGCGATGGTCATCTCTCCTCCTCAGGTACTCGGTCGTACAGGGCCGCACTCTCTCTCATCAAGCCTCCTCGTCGCGCCAAGTGTACGCCTCGACGATGACTCGCCAAAGGCTCTGGTCCGCCCCCGCGTCCGCGTCGTGGACGGTCACCTGCTGGGCGGCCAGCGGGGCGGCGGCCAGCGCGAGGCGCAGGGTGTCGGCGAGGGCTTCGGCTTCGTAGTGCGTCAAGGCCCAGCAGTCGAACGACCAGCGGCAGCGCAGCATCCCGCTCCAGCCCGAGTGTGAGTCGCCCTCAGGGCTGGAGAAGACGCGGCGGAAGACGACGCAGGGCAGGCGCGTCTCCAGCTCACTGACGCGCACCGGGTAGATGCGGCCCGCCACCGCCAGCGCCAGCGCGCTGGAACCGTTCTGGTAGAGGTTGTCGTACAGCTCTTCGCTCGGGGTCGGCATCTCAGTCCTCCGGCAGCGGCGCGTTGTAGGCCCCCGTCGAGCCGCCGACGATGCCCATACGGCCGCCGGTCTTGCCACTCAAGGAGATGACGCGCCCCAGACGCTCGGTGAGCACCTTCTCGGCCTCCTTCTTGCCGTCCTCCCACGCCGGGCGCATGTAGGGATACTGGGCAGAGCGGCTGGTGCCGTACTCGACGTAGGCAGCGTAGTCCATGGAGGGCGCGACCTGCGCCTCATCAGAAGCCGTCTTCCGGCTCTGGATGGAGTTGAGGAGGTTGCCCGTCTGGACGTGCGGGCCGCCCCCGTGGCCGGTCGCGTAGTACTTGGCGTAACGCTCGAAGACGTGGCAGGCGGCGAGGGCCGCGTCGGCGCGGCTGCCCTCCATCTCCATGGCCATCGCGCCCATCATGGCTTTGATGCGCTCCGCGCCGATGATGTCGACGTGGCTCACTGGTGCACCTCGCGGACCGTCACGGTCCACACGCCGACCGCCGGTACGGGGTCGCCGAAGACGGAGCCGACGAGCGGCACCGGGAGGACGACGCCCATGCGCGCGGTGAGCTTCACCATGTCGCGGCGCGTCACCGCGTACTCGGAGGAGAAGGTCACCGTCCACTGGTTGACGGCGGTCGTGTACTCGGCGCGGTACTCCTCCTTGTTGGTGGTCGTCTGCTCCCACGTGCACGGTATCTCGTCGCCCTCACTCCACACCGTGAGGGGCGCGCCGTCTACGTCGAACGTCTCCCCGTAGCTGAGGATGACGCAGCGGTCGGAGAGCGGCGGCACGACGGTGGTCGCCATCTGCTCCAGCTCACCGGGCTGCGGGAAGGTCGACATCAGAAGTCGCCCTCCTCCTCGATGAACTCGCCCGCGTAGACGCCGCCGTGCGTGGGGTCGGGGTCGATGAGCAGCGCGGGGTAGCCGCCCCACTTGCTCTTGAGCGCCTGCTCGTCCTCGCGGTCGATGACAAGCTCGGTGGAATGAATCGGGGCCAGCCTGCGGAAGTGGCGGGCCAGCGCGCGGGCCTGCGTGAAGAGCTGGCTGCGGTTGTAGGTGGCGTTGCCCGCCGTCCCTTGGCTGAAGTTGTAGCTGGTGGCCTCGAAGGCGGCCTTGGTGTCCCACACGGCAGCGGCGGTGCGGAAGAGGTCCGTACCCGTGCCGTCGGCCAGCGGGTAGGAGGCGGCGAGGGCGTTGAGGCGGTCGTCGTCCCACTTCTCCAGTGTCGGCTCGGCGACCATGTCGCGGAGCAGGCGTAGCTCGGTGGCGGTCATCAGTACACCTCCAGTGTCCCGGCGCAGCTCGCGGGTTTGAGGCTGCCCATCTCCCACTTGACGTACATCAGGTAGAGGCCCCGTTCGAGCGTCACCATGCCCTCAGGGCCGACGAGGCAGCGCGCCCAGAAGATGCCGTTGGCGTCCGTGTACCATGACCCTTCTGTCCACGTCGCCGCGTCGATGTCAGTGTGGCGCACCGGGAAGGCGAAAGACACCGGCTGCGCCACGGGGTTCTCGCTCGATGCGACCTCGACCTCGACGAAGTCCGTACTGGCGGCGCTGGCGCGGAGCAAGCTCATGTCCTTGACCTCCCGGTGTCGTTACGCTTGGTCATCTTCTCCCCGTGGCCCTTTGACGATAGCCGGGTTCGGCGTATCTTGCTAGGCCGCCACGGTCTGCCGCCGGGGGCGACCTCGGTGTCACTCTCGATGAGCACCCACGCATGGCCCACTTGGAAGGCCGAGGCGATGCCGGTGGGGTAGACGAGCTGCAAGTCGGAGCCCGCCCACACGGTGCCGATGGCTTCCGCAGAGGGGATGCCGAGGACGATGCGGGTGACGCCGCCGACGAAGCGGTCGGGCGTGCCGAAGGCCTCCAGCGAGGCGATGCCCAGCGGCGTCGCCGTGTACTTGAGGGCGAGCGATACCGAGCCGGGGGCCTCGGCTGACGGTATCCCGTTGAGAGTCACAGAGACGGGGCCGGGCAGCCGCGCGGGGCTGCCGACCTGCTCGCCCGAGGCGATGCCCGTGGGCGTCACCTTTCGCGCCTTCAGGACCGTGACCTCGCCGATGAACTCGCCCGAGGCGATACCGACCACGGCCGGTCTGTTGGTGGGGAGGCGAGTCGGCGTGCCGATGGCCTCGGCAGAGCTGACGCCTGCGGGCGAGCGCGTGACGCCGCCCTGCGCGGTCGTCGCGGTGCCGACCGCCTCCCCACTTCCGATGCCGCTCAGCGCGCGGGTCTGGGCGTCCCCACCAGCCTGCTCGGTGGTGGCGCTGCCGACTTGCTCGCCGCTGTCGATGCCGGTGCAGGTGCGGCTCACGGGGCCGGGCGCGCGCGTGGCTGCGCCGCAGCTCTCGGCGGAGGCGATACCCGTCGCGGAGCGCGTAATCGCGCAGAGGCGTTGTACGCTCCCAAAGGCCTCGGCGGACTCCACACCGGCAGGAGCCCTAGCAGCGTCGCTATGGACCGCTGAGGCCCCGCCCACAGCCTCTGCCGAGGGCACGCCGGAGACGGAGCGCGAGAACGTGGCGAGGCGGGCCGCGACGCCCATCGCCTCGGCGCTGGCGAGGCCCACCATCAGCACCGTGCGGTTGACCTTTGGCGCACCGACAGCCTCTTCCGAAGGGATGCCGCCCGCGTTGTAGACCGTGGTGCCGCGCGTGACCGTGACCGAGCCGAAGGCCTCCTCGGAAGCGATACCTGTGCAGGTGCGGCTGACCCCGCCCTTGAGGACCGTGACCGCGCCCTCGGCCTCGGCGCTGGCGATGCCTGCGGGGGCGCAGGCGTTCGTCGCGAGGCGGGTCGCGGTGCCGACACTCTCGCCACTGGCGACACCCGTAGGGGCGCGCTGCGCGGTCGCTGCGGCCGTTGCTGCCCCGACGGCCTCAGAGGTGGGTATACCACTGGGCGAGCGGCTGATTGCGGCGCTACGGGTCGCAGCTCCGACGGCCTCCGCAGAGGCGATGCCAGAGGCCAGCCTGACAAGGTGCCACTTGGCCGTGCCGATGGCCTCTTCGCTGGCGATGCCCCCGGCGTTACTGACGAGGTTGCGGAGGGTGACCGTGCAGGAGCCGATGGCCTCCACCGAAGCGATGCCGGTGCAGGTGCGCGTGACGTTGCCCTTGAGCGCCGTCACAGTCCCGATAGCCTCCGCGCTCGCGATGCCTGCGGCCCCGAAAGCGTTGGCCGGGACGCGGGTCGCGGTGCCCACGGCCTCCGCGCTCGCCACGCCCGTCGGCGTGCGGGTGACGGTGCCCTTCAAGGTCGTCGCGGTGCCGACAGCTTCAGCCGAGGCGATGCCGCTTGGGGCGCGGTCGACGTTGCCCTTGAGGACGGTGACGCTGCCCACGGCTTCGGCCGAGGCGATGCCCGTCGGCAGGGCGGTGTTCTTGGGCAGGCGAGTGGCGACGCCGATAGCCTCTGCCGAGTCGATGCCGGTGGGCGCACGGCTGACGTTGCCCTTGAGGATGGTCGGCGTGCCGATGGCCTCGGCACTGGGGATGCCCGCCGGGTAAGAGTAGGCGCGCACGATGGTGACTGTGCCGACCTCCTGCCCCGAAGCGACGCCCGTGGGAAGGACTGTCTGTACGTCTTGCCCGTTGCAGGTGGAGCGGTAGAGGCGGCCGGTGGCCTGATAGCCGACGGCAGCGATGGTGGCCCCAGTGCTAGACCCTACGACGAGCGCCCACGACTTCGCCACGTCGCCCGCCGGGTACATCTGGGCCCACGAGGTGCCGTTGTGGTACCAGAGCCGCCCCGTATTCGAGCCCCCACTGGAGACCTCGGCGGCCATCATCTTCGTGCCGTCGGGGCTGACCCAGCAGGAATGCCAGTGGCGGTTGTTGTCGCCGTCGGGCTGCTCGTCGTGCCAGTTCGCGCCGCCGTCGATGGAGTGGTAGAGGCGCTGGCTGCGGCCCGCGAGCATGACCGCGCCGTCGGCGCTCATGGAGGAGCAGTACCACGGGTCCTCGAACGAGTTGTAGGCGGTGGCCTCAGTCCAGTTGTCACCGCCATTGGTCGAGAGCCAAAGGCGACCATTGTTGGCCCCCGCCAGCATGACCTCGCCGTCGCTGCTCATCGAGAGGGCGCGCCAGATGCGGTTGATGGCCCCGGCGGGTTGCAGCTCACTCCAGTCCGTGCCCGAGTTCGTCGAGCGGTAGAGGCGACCGCTATTGTCGCCCTCCACTCCACCACCGACGAGCATGACCGCACCGTCGGCGCTGATGGCCGCGCCGACCCAGTTCGGGTAGGAGCCCGCGTAAGGCGTGACCGAAGCCCAGCTTGAGCCGCCGTTCGTCGTGCGGTCGAGGTAACCGACGTCGTTCCAGCCGACACCGATGAGTTGGTGTGAGCCGTCGCTGTCGCTAGCCGCCGCGTCCCAGCCGTCGTAGTCGACGATGGGGGCGTCTATCTCGGCCCACGTCGCGCCGTAGTCGGTCGAGCGATAGATGCGCCCGCTGTTGTTGACGCCGGTCGTCGACCAGTTTCCGGCGATGAAGTATTTGCCGTCGGCGCTCGCCCCGAGGGCGCGCCAGTAACGGTCGTAGTCGCCCGCGTCTGGGCGAATCTCAGCCCAGCTTGCGGTCGTGATGATGATGTTCGAGGTCTTGGTCGCGGTGGCGGCTCCCACGGCCTCGGCGCTGGCGATGCCGCTGGGCGCGGGTATCTGGTTGTACTTGGGGGCCGCCGTGCCGATGGCTTCCGCTGAGGCGATGCCCGCTGGCGTCAGCGTCCGATGCTCTATCTCTGCGCGCGTCGCGGTCGCGGAGCCCATCGCCTCCGCGCTCTGGATGCCGAGCGGATAGTGGACGAAGCGGTGGTAGCCGTAGGCGTAGAGGCGGTTGTGGTGCACGAGGGCGAACTTGCCGTCGGCGCTGATGGCCGCGCCGTCCCACGACTGGTTGCTGTCGCCTGCGGGCTGCTGCTCGGTCCACGTCCCCCCTCGGTTGAGGGACAGGTAGACGCGCCCGCTGCTGACCACGGCGATGAGCGTGCTGCCGTCCTTGCTGACGGCGACGCGCCTCCAGTTCTTGGTCGTTTCCCCGGCGGGCTTGGCCTCCACCCACGTAGCCCCCGTGTCCGTGGACAACCAGCACTTGCCGGGGAGAGCCGCCTCGCAGGCGAGAATCACCGCGCCCGTGCCGTCGCAGGCGACCGAGTAGTAGCCCACTGTGGAGATGCCGGGCCGGTAGCGCGTCCAGCCAGCCCCGCTGTTCACCGAGACATAGATGCCGCGGTTGGGGTCGAAGTCGCCCGCCGCGATGAGCACGGAGCCGTCGCTGTCGCAGGCTTGGTCTTGCCACGACACGTCCACGTCGCCGTTGGGGCGCGGCTCCGTCCAATCGGTGCCGCCGTTGACGGACAGGTGGCAGCGGTAGCCGTAGTTGACGACCCACAGCACCGAGCCGTCATCGTCGACAGAGGCGTGGTAGGGGTAGCTGATGGAAGGGCCGGTCGCCGCCCAACTGGAGCCGCTGTTGGTGGACAGCGTAGAGGCCACGCCGTTCTCCGTCTGGATGATGACCGAGCCGTCGGCGTCGATGGCGACTGCGCAGCGGTTCTTGACCGTATCGGGGCCGACGCCGTAGGTGTCCCAAGTCGCGCCGCCGTCGAAAGAGAGGTACATGAGGCCGCCACCGACCGCCCCCAGCACCGAGGCGTCGTCGTCGGTGTCACAGTGGCCCCACGTGATGACGGCATCGCCGCCGGGGTAGAGCTGCGCCCAGCCGTTCGGGGTGATGGTGTTGGCGAGGTCGAGCGTGACCGCGCCGACCGCCTCGGCGCTGGCGATACCCGTGGGCGCGGCCTCCTGATGCTGCTTCTTGACTACCGGCGTGCCGACGGCCTGCGCGCTAGCGATGCCGGTGGGCGTGGCTGTCTGCGGCACGTCCCCACTGATACCGATGACGGTCGTGTACCACGCCGAGTCGGTCGAGGTCGCCATGACCGCCGGGTCGACCCCGCTGCCGGTGCCCCCGTCGAGGTCGTATTCGAGCGCCGACCAAGCATCGGTGCCCGAGGAGGACGACCATGCCGCGCTCGCGTTGAGGGTGAAGTTCGCCGAGGCGGTGATGCCGTCGTTCTGGTCCATGCCGCCGCCGACGGCGATGAGGCAGTCGCCCGAGGTCGAGGAGTAGTTCGGCGGGTTGGGGTCGCCCGTGCCCGTCGCCGGGGTGGTGCCGCCGCGCACGCTGTTGTGACCACGGAAGACGGCGACGATGAAGCCCGTGGTGCCGTTCGTGATGCTGCCAAACGTGCCGGTCGTGCCGATATGGCCGTTGGTGATGTCTTGGGCCGAGAGCGTGGCTTGGTAGACGGCGAGGCGGCCGTAGGTCACGTTGTTCACGTCCTGCCCGCTGATGGCTGCGGGCGCGGTGCCGCCGCCCTTGGCGGCGACCGCCCACGTCTTCGCGGAGGCACGGGAGTAGATGACGATGATGGCGAGGTCGCCCGCCGCCGCGTTGCATCCCGAAAGCGACAGGTCGAGCGCGGTCGTGGGGTTGGCTGCGCCCCCGCTGTTATAGGCACCTCTGAAGGTGACCGCCATCGGTCACCCAGTCTTTCGCCTCACCGTCCTCGCAACGCCTAGAGCTTGAAGATGAACGGCGTGGTGGCCTGCCACTGGATGGTGATGTTGCCGCCGTTCGGCGTCACCGCCGTGAACTCGACCCAGCAGACGAGGTTGCTCGTCCCTGCGGTGCCCGTCCACTTGTAGATGATGACGCCCTCGACGTGCGTCCCCGTCACGCTGGTGAAGACGATATCCTCGCCGTCGGCTACGCCCGCGACGCCCGTCAGGGACGAGCTTGTGAAGCCGACCGGCGTGCCGATGACCGCTGCCGAGAGGTCGTCGTAGAAGTCGTGCGTGGCGAGGTTCGGCATGACCGCGCCGCTGTCGATGAGCGCGCAGCGGAAGTCCTCGGCGGTCGAGGTGTACCAGTGCAGGTCGCCCTTGAGGAACGACGCCCTGCCGGTGTCGAAGAGTCCTGAAGCCATGTCTTCACTCCTTCACTCGGGGGCAGGGCCGGAGCCCCGCCCCCGCCTATGTCAGATGCTCACGAAGTAGAGCGTCGAGAGCTTCGTGCCGTTGGGCGTGCCCGCAGGGGTGTAGAGGCACTTGGCGATGTCGGTGTTGTAGGTCACCGCCCCGGCGTCGGTCGAGCCGTCGAACTCGTGGATGACCATGCGCGCCAGCGTGGCGACCTTGACCGGCAGGCCGTGGGCCTTGCTGACGCCCAGCGAGACGGTGTCGGCGGCCGTGACGGCGCAGGGCACGTCACAGCTCGTCGCCGTCTTGAAGGCCTTGGCAGAGTTCACCACGGCATCGTCGCTGAGGGCTATCGTGTCGTCGATGGCGAGGCCGTTGATGTTGGTGCCGTAGACCCTGACGTTGCCGGTCAGCGAGCCGCCCGCCTTGGTGCCCTTGATGGACACCGGCTGCGGGCAGGCGAGCAGGTTGGAGGCCAGCAGAGACAGGGCGACGGTCTGCCCCACGAGGTTCCACACCGCGCCCGCGAGGTGCGTGTCGCGGGACGTGCCGCGATAGCCCCTCTGCACGGCGTAGGTCGGCGAGCCCGTGATGGAGGTCACCTTGACCAGCTCGTCGGAGGCCGCATCCTGAAGGATGTCGCCCACGGCGACCCCGCCCCCCGCCGTGAAGCGCAGGTTGTTGTCGGTGGCTAGTGCGGTCGAAAGGAAGGTCGCACTGAACGCTGTCTTCGCGTAGGTCACGACCAAGGTGATGGCCGCGTGGAGTCCTACCGAAGTCGCGTTCAGCGGGGCGACCTCGTACTTCTGCAAGCCGCACGGCTTGAGGCCCGCGATGGCCATGGCACTCCTCTCAGTGAGCGATGAACAGGGTGAGCTTCTTGGAGCCGTCGGGCGTACCCGCCACGGCGTAGACGCACTTCTCGATTTCGTTGTCGTCGTAGGTGACGCTGCCCGCGTCGCTGGAGCCGTCGAGCTGGCCGAGCAGCACGTGGGCGCTGTTCTTGACGTACCACGGGAGGCCCACCGTCTTGACCGTGCCGAGGCTCACCGAGTCGCTCCCCGCCACCTGACAGGGCACGTCGTAGGTGGCGATGGAGCGGAACGCCTTGACGCTGGGCACGGCGGCAGCGGCGTTGAGGGCGATGGTGTCGGAGATGGCCTCATGGCGGATGTTGGTGCCGTAGACCGTCACGTCGCCCGTGAGGGTCGCGCCGACGCCCTTTATCTCCACCAGTTGCGGGCAGGCCGCCAGCTCGGCGGCGAGCAGGGTGACGGCGACGGTCTTGCCGACGCTGTTCCACGTCGCGCCTGCGGCGTGGGTGGCGAGGGCGGTGCCCCGGTAGCCGCGCTCCACCGTGTAGACCGGCGCGGCGGCGATGGCCGTCACCTTGACCCACTCGGCCTTGGCGGCGTCCTTGAGGATGTCACCGATGGCGATGGTCGTGCCCACCGTGACCGTGAGGAGCACGTCGCTGGCGCTGGCCGTCTCCAGCACGACGCTCGTCCCCGCCGTCTTCGCGTAGGTGGCGTCGAGGAGCACGGCGGCGTGCAGGTTGACGGTGCTGGTGTTCAGCGGCGCGACCTCGTACTTCAGCAAGTCGGCGACCTTGCCACCGGTCACGGCGTGGCCCCCGCCCGAGGGCTGGACGGGCGGGTTGTAGTCCGGGTTGTGCGGATAGAAGCTCATGCGTCTGCCTCCCTGCGGCGCTCAGGCCGCGTGGTGGGAATCCTCCCCCCGCTGTTACGGGGTGAGCAGCGCGAACGGGTAGCGCGAGCCCTCGGTGGGCTGGAGGTAGTTGATGGGGTTCGGCACCTGCCACGCGAGGCGCATCGTCACGCGCATGGCGACCATGTCCTCCTGCGGGAGGTTGTAGATGATGGCCTTGTTCTGGTCCGTGATGACCGCCTCGGTCAGCATCTTGTAGGTGATGTCCTGCCGGATGGAGTAGACCATCTGGTTGAAGTCCCCCGCGATGAGCAGGGCGTGGGTCGCGTCGAAGACTCCCGAGCGCGGAAACTCCACCGGGGCACCGTCGAACTGGTAGCGCGTCTTCTCCTGCGGGGTCGAGGTGAAGATGGGCTGGCCGTCCTCACCACGGCAGCCACGGAACTTGGAGCGCATGCTCATGGCAGCGATGCCCCCCGTGAGGAAGTAGCCGTCGGCCTCGATGCAGCTCACGACGCCGCCCTCACCGAGGAGGTCGTCGTAGAGGTCGTTGCCGGTGCCCAGCGCGACCGCGTTGCCAGCCGAGGCAGCGGCGGTGCAGATGTTCGTCGGCCAGACCGTCGGGGCGTTGTGGCCGTAGAGGATGGCGTCGTCGATGACCTTGCCCATGGCATCCTCGATGGAGGGGCGAATCTCGCCCCAGATGTCGTAGTCGGCATCGTCGAGGACGTTCTCGGGGATGGGCACGACGACCGCCACTTCGGCGACGTCGAGGTACTTGTTGGCCCACGCCATCTCGGTGGTCTTCTTGACGGCGCTGCCGTCGGCCTGCGGGGCCTCGTTGACGAAGTAGGCGATGGGCAGGGTGGAGAGGACCGGCATCCTCTGCTGCGCGCGGCTCATGTTCGGCAGGCGGCGCGCCAGCTTGAGGGCCACCGAGCCCTCGGTGGGCACGTTCTTGATGATGTCGCGAGCCACCTCTTCGGGCATGAGAGCGCCCGTTTCGGCGCGGTCGATGATGTGGTTGTAGTCGGTCATGGGGCGGTGTCCTCCTCAGAGGGTCAGCCGCGCCCCGCGCTCCTTCGGATGAAGGCGTTCATGTCTGACGACAGTGGAGCATCGCCGTTCGAGCCAGCCCCCGCCTGCGCGGCTGCGCGGCGCTTGGGGAACAGCTCGGGGTATTGCGCCTTCAGCATCGAGAAGTCCGGTGCGCCGTGCTTGTCAAAGGCACCCACTTCGCGGGCCGCCAACCAAGCTAGGTCGACGTTCGGCACTCCTTCTCGGAGGGCCAGCCGGTAGAAGTCGATGCGGCGGTCGGCGACCGTCAGCTTCTCGCTGAGGGCGTCCAGCTCTTCTTTCGTCGCTCCGTCTCCGCGAGCGGCGATAGCCTTGAGTTCCCGCGACAGGGTCTTGTTCGACTCGCGCTCACGAGACACTGACTCCTGCAGCGAACGGGTGTAGCTGTCGTAGACGGCGCGCTCCTCGATGGGCCGCGCCTTGAGCCACTCGGCGAACTCGTCCGGTGTCTTCGGCGGTGGGGTGTAGTCGTCCTGCGGCGGGGCCGCCTCACCTGCGCCAGCCTGCGGCGGAGTCTCGGCGTTCCCTTCGGGCTCTGGCATGTTCCCCCTCCTTTAGGCCGGGCGTCTCGCCCTTGGCCGCTAGAGCATAGCACTCCGCGTTTCGGCAGTCGAAGACAAGGGCCGCCAGCGGCGTTTGCAGGGCGTATGCCGAGGTGCGCGGGCGTCCCCGGTCTAACCTACGGCGGGCGGGGCCTGCTGCACTTCTGGCGGCAGCGTGGCCTTGGCCTCGTACTGGAGGCCGTGGTCGCCCGCGATGGGCTTGGTGTGGAGGTTCACGCCGAGCAGCACCTCCTCAGCGATGCCCTCAGGGAAGGCGGCGCAGGTGTAGTACCAGCGGTTGCCCTCACCTTGGCGCGGGCGCTCCTCGAAGTGCTTGCAGGCGAAGCAGATGGGCGCGATGGTCGTCATCAGTAAGGATGCTCCACGACGTAGCCGGGGCCGGGCACGGGCATGTGCAGTGCGCGGTAGAGGTCCATGCAGTCCTTGCTCACTCTATCCCCCCGGCAGAGCGCACTCCAGACCTCGGCCATGAACTCCTTGGGATTGGTCTGGCCGTAGATACTGAGGCCCGGCGGCGGCCCCAAAGGCCCGTTCCCGCTCCAGCCCTCGATGAGCTTCTTGGTCTCTTGGTTGTAGTGCGTCAGCGCCGACCAGTCGCGGAACGTCCACGCCTTCCCCGACCTCCAGACGCTGGCGTCGTAGCTGACGAGGTGGCCGAACTCGTGGCGCACGGTGCCCATGCTTGTGCTGTCGAAGACGAAGGCCGGATAGTCGCGG